GGCAACGCCAGATCAGGCAGCGCACATCAAAACCTATTCGACGGGTTTCAACGGGCAGCACTTCGAGACGAAAGCCGAGCGGGATGATGGCGCAGCGCTAGCTGATTGGCTGGCGCGTCCTGCGCCGCGTTCGTGGCTTCTGTCGCGCATTGCCGCACTTCTGAGCCACTACTTCACCGCATCGACAGACGCGCGGGTTGTGGAGGCTATGGCTGATGATTGGGCCGCGACGCTATCCAGCTATCCGGCATGGGCCGTTGCCGATGCTTGCCGATGGTGGATCAGCGCAGAGAATGAACGGCACAGGTTCAAGCCGTTGCCCGGTGAAATCAGCACTAGATGCCTGCATGAGACGGAAAGGCTTCGTCTGGCAAAGCTGTTGATTGCGCGGTTCGATGCCGCAAACGGCGCGGAATTGCCAGTATTCACGGCACCGGAACAACCCCGCGAGCGCGTCACCGCAGAACGTGCCGCCGACATCCTGCGCGATGTTGGATTTTCGCCAAAGCGGATGGAATAACGCTTGCAGGCGCAACGGCACTGCGCAAGGATAAATCACCAAGCAAGGAGAACACACATGGACCTGACGAAAATCGACAAGCCATTCGGGGAACTGGACGACGCCACCAAGGGCGCGCTGCTGCTGGCCGCGCATCGTGGGGAGGTGATTGAGTTTTGGTCGCCGGGATGGTCCACCGTTTATGAGCCGATGTGGGATAATGGTTACAGATACCGCGTCCAGCCCAAGCCCGTGATCGGTGAGGTGGTGATGTTCGGGATGAAGCGACCGAATAGCCATATTTTGTGTTATGACGGTTTTGCACATTGCGAACTAACCTTCACCTTCCCAACCCGCGACGGTCGGCACGTTCCCGGCGTTTACACCTCAGCGGATGGCCTGCAAATCAAGATAGAGGTAGCGGGATGAGCGGGCAATCAGTCAGTAGCAACGCGTCGTTTACTGATGTTTACATCATCGGCGCGTGTTCGTGCTGGTATCATGGCGTTGGGTTTTGGGTAGGCTTGTTCTGGCCTTGGCATATCGGGGCAGTGTTCGTGGAGGTGATGAAATGAGCGAACTTATCGCATCAGCGCTCGACGGGCTTTTTGTCGGCCTCATGATCGGCATGGCCCCGATTATCGTTGCCGTGCCTGTCCTGTTTCTCAGGAACGGTCTGACGCTCCATCCGACAACGCAGGATTATCTTGAGGGCCGCAAATGACACACCCCCACAGCAAAGCCGCAGAATACCGCGCATGTGCAGAGCGTGGCCTGACGGTAGCACAGACCGCCGAGGCGATGGGAGTGCAGGTAGGAACGGCACGAGCCTATGCCAAGGCGCACCGCATTTCCTTCGTGGACTTCCGGCCCTACAATATCACGCTTCCGACGCCGCCGAAGCCCGCCCGCGATGTTCTGGTGATCCGCAAGGCCAGTTTTTCGCAGATGGGCGAATACGGCGCAATGGACGTTTCCCTGCCAAAGCCACCCTTTGAAATCGACGTAAGGAGAACAGCATGACACCTCACATGGAAGCCTTGGCCTATCGCATATGGGCCTATGCAAACCCGCGCGAATGGGATTGCAGCTATGCCGAAATCGCGGATGGCACGGGGATCGGCTATGATCTGGTGGCGCGCGTTATCAGCGATAAGGGCTGGGCTGGACGGGTTCCGAAGGGCGGGAACACCAAGCGCGACAGGTCAGGAACCTACGTCGCATGGCACAAGAAAGGCATGAATGTGGACCCGAATTTGCTGGCAGTCGATCAACTAATGCTATGATCCGCCCGCGCCACATGCTAAACAAAAGGGGCGGATGCCGAAAACACCCGCCCCACATCAGCGCATAACCAGCAAGGAGATCGCGCCAATGCCTGACCAGAATTTACACGATGCGGACACAGCGGGCAAGGGGCTTGCAGAGTATCGTGCTTTTGTCGAAGCCAAGACGCACCTTTCCGGTGAGTTCGGGTTCGATCCAGTATACGAAAACCCTAACTGCTATGACTTTCAATCAAGCCTGATCGAGTGGTCGCTACGCCAAGGGCGCGGGGCAACCTTCGCAGATTGCGGACTTGGGAAAACCCTGATGCAGCTTGTCTGGGCCGAGAACATCCACCGCAAGACAAACAAGCCTGTCCTGATCTTGGCCCCGCTGTCTGTGTCATCGCAGACAGTCGAAGAGGCCGGAAAGTTTGACATCGAAGCGCATCGATCACGCGACGGCTCTATCCCGCATGGCAAGGGTATCATCGCCACAAACTACGAGCGGCTGCACCACTTCAACCCTGACGACTTTTCCGGCGTTGTATGTGACGAAAGCAGCATCCTGAAAAACTTTGACGGGGCGATCAAGTCGGCAATCACCGAGTTTATGCGGAAGATCAAATACCGCGCGATGTATACCGCAACGCCAAGCCCGAATGACTATACCGAACTTGGAACATCATCCGAGGCGCTGGGCGACATGGCCTATATGGACATGCTGCAAACATTCTTCAAATCAAACGACGACACGCTGCACCCAGCACATATCGGGCAGGCTTGGCGGTTCAAAGGACATGCCGAGCCGCACTTCTGGCGTTGGGTAGCATCGTGGGCGCGGGCTGTCCGCAAACCATCAGACATCGGTTTTGATGATGCAGGGTGGGTTTTGCCGGAACTGATTGAGACGCATCACGAAATCGAAAGCAAGCCTCTGGATGGTCAGTTGTTTGCCATGCCTGTCCGTGGGCTTCCGCAAGAACGCGAAGAGCGCAAGGCGACAATCAAAGAACGCTGCGAACTGGCGGCTGAGCTTCTGATGCGTCACGAAAACGGCGTTTCATGGTGTCACTTCAACGCCGAGGCTGACTATCTGGCCGAGATCATCGATGGCGGGGTTAACTTATCAGGGGCCGACAGCGACGATGCAAAAGAAGAGAAGTTCTCCGCGTTCAAGTCAGGGCAGATCAAATATCTGATCACTAAGCCGAAAATCGCGGCCCTAGGGGTGAACTGGCAGCACTGCAACGCCTGCACCTACTTTGACGACTACAGTTTTGAGCAATACTATCAAGCTGTCCGTCGGTTCTGGCGGTTTGGTCAGAAAAAGCCCGTGACGGTTCACCAGATCGGGACATCATCACTCGCAAACGTGGCAAAGTCACGCAAGCGGAAAGCCGAAGCCTGTGACGTGATGTTTTCGTCGATGATGGATCATATGATCAACGCGCAAAAGCACCGCAAGATTTTCACCGAAACAACGGCAGTTCAACTGCCCTCATGGATGTAAACAAATGCCAGTATCTGACCAAGTCATCACCGACGATTACGCAATCTACAACGGCGATTGCGTCGAAGTCATAGCGGACATTCCGAGCAACTCGGTTGACATGGCGGTTTATTCGCCGCCGTTTGCAGGACTTTTCCAATATTCCGGCGACGAGCGCGACATGTCAAACTGCACCAGTTACGGACAGTTCTATGACCAATACAAGTTCTTGGTCGAACACCTATACCGGATCACCAAGCCTGGGCGCATCAATGCCGTTCACTGCATGGACATCGGCGAAAACATGGAGGGCGTCGTGCATGACCTTCCGGCAAACATTGTGAAAATCCACCAAGACGCGGGCTTTCATTTCATCGGTCGCCGACTGAAGTGGAACGAGCCTCTCGCTGTCCGCCTTCGCACCATGGTCAAAGGTCTGGCTCACCGGACAATCTGCGAGGACAGCACCAAGTCCAGCATCGCAAACGCTGACTATGTGCTGTTCTTCAAGAAAGGTGGGGAAAACAAGGTTCCTGTGACACATCCGACAGGGTTCTTGCGTTACTTCGGATCTGACCCTATGCCGGAAGAGGCAATGCAGTTTCGCGGGTTCGTTGGCGACCAAAAGCTGAACAAGTTTTCGCACAACGTATGGCGGCGATATGCATCATCGGCATGGATGGACATCCGCGCAAGCAACTCGCAACTGTGCGGCGATGGACTGAAAGCCCGTGCCGTTGTGGATGACGGTGAAGCCCGCGAGCCCGATGACGTGAAGCACGTTCACCCGCTCATGCTGGATATTATCCATCGCTGCGTCGAACTATACACCAACCCCGGCGAAACCGTGTTCACCCCATTCATGGGCGTTGGGTCTGAGGTATACAGCCCTGTTTATCTCGGTCGTCGCGGCATCGGGGCGGAACTGAAAAAGTCCTATTTCCGGCAGGCGGTCAAGAATATCGCAAAGGCCAAGGATGATGCGAAGTCTGATGCGGTTGGCGATATGTTTTCAGGTGCAGCATGACCATCACCACAGACCTCATCTGGGCAGGCATCACCCCACCTGCAGGCGGAAGCCGCAAGACGACATGCCCCGTGTGCAGCAGCGCACGATCAAAACCCGATCAAAAGTGTGTATCGGTCTACTATGACCCGCCGGGCGCGCATTGCCACCATTGCGCGAAAACATGGGAGTTCGCAGCATGAGCGCGTATATCGATCCTGTCCTCATTGCTATGGTGTCCAGCGCTGGCATGGGTCGCGAATACACCGCAGACGACATTGCCGCCCGCGCGCGCATTGTTCACGCTGGGGCCAAGGAAGGGCTGATGACATGCGTTCGCCGTGGGCTTGTAGAGGCGGTCTATCTGCCACAGGGCGCGCGTGGGTATCGACTGACCGATGAGGGCCGCGCGCAGGCATCCCGCCTATTCGCAACGCGCGGTGTATTCAAAACACGGAGGGTATCGTGATGACAAGCATGCCAAAGTTGATATGGGCAACACATCACGACACTATGGGTGCCGTGATGATCGGAAGTTGGGCAGACAGCATCAGACATGCTGGAGGGGCTGAATATACAAAGTCCGAAGATGTGGCAGGTGAAATCGCGGCATTGCGCATGGAGGCGGAAGAGGCCGAAATGGAAGTCGCGGTTTTGCGTGAAATCAGGTCTAAACTTGAGGCTGCACTTCGCAAGATAGCATTTAGCGATACGCAATCATTTCAGCTTGACGTGAAAGTGAACGGGAAATCTGTTGATCACAACCCGCGATATGTCGATGAATCCGATGTGGTCAGGCTTGTGAAAATTGCAGGAGACGCGATCAAATGACATGGCTTCTGATCCTGAAACTGTCCACCATGACCGATCCTGTCGCAATCGGCATGTTCTATGATCGATCAATGTGCGAACTCGCGGGCAACGGCATGGGACTGCAAATCCAGCGCGCAGAGCCGCACGTCGAAGTCACATATCATTGCGCCTATGTGGGGGATGACGCCTAGCCCGACCACGGCTCTAAACTGGCCCTAATCGGATAGAGGGGGCGTTGTGGCGTTGCATGTTATTGCCGCCGATCATCCGAAGCGCGGGAACGGGAATTTGAGGCCACATTACTCCGCCCGAAGCCCGCGCAACTATTTTCTCAATATCTGTATTTTCATCTTGCGTGGCCTATCAATATTGGCTAGTGTGTATGTATGGAAACGGCGAAAGCCACAAACGGAGAACGAAAATGAAAAAGATGACCCGCGCCCAAGCCAAAGCAGAAGCTGCCAACCGTGGCGTGAAGTATCGCATCACCAAGGATGGTGAAGTGCATTTTTACGGGGTGATGCCGAACGCCAATAAGGTCGGATGGTATCTTGCCGCGTGGGCAGCATGACCCCCGCAGACTGGCACCGGGTCAAAGATCAACAAGGACTGACGTGGCAGCAACTCGCTGCTGCTGTCGGCCTTTCGCAAACGCATCTGGCAGAGTATCGCGCCGGAACTCGCCCCACCCCGCGCAAGGTCGCGCTAGCTGTCGCTGCAATAGCGTTTGGCTTGCCGGAGTATGGCGCAACTTGCCACCGCCTGCAAAATCAGGCATAATCAACTTTCCAGCGTCGGGACACGGCGCAAAAGCAAGGAGACCACCCATGAAATCGATTATCGCCGCACTCGCATCGTTTGCACTGGCATCAACCGCACTGGCCGACGCGCCCGCCGGTGCCGCATCCGCAAACTGCGACATCACGCAATTCACGCCGATCATGTCCGCAGACGGCAGCACCGTCCTCTACTGGAACAACCCGACCTGCACCAACCCCGGCGCAAACGAAAGCGCCCGCCCGTCCAACGTCGCCGCCGATCTGCTCACTGGCGGAAATCACTGATCAAGCGGGGCGGTGTAACAGCCGCCCCCTTTGCTATACTTAGCCAATGTGGTAAGTTTTCCTAATGACGGAAAAAACCGGAAAGCGCGGAAACCCAAACCCATCGCCTGCAACTCGATTTGCGGCGGGTAATAGCGCAAACCCGAATGGCAAGACTTCCGAACAAAAACGCATTGAGATGCGGAACGCCGAAACGGCTATGCGTATCAGAGAGCGCATCCTTCGTGCGGCAGAGGCCAAGTTGAACGAGTGCAGCACAGACGAGGTGCTAGATCAATTCGTGGAAGCCGCCATGCTGAAACTGCTGACCGACAGCGAGACGCGTGGTCTTGGCGCGCCTGTGCAGCCGATTGACCACACGACAAACGGCAAAGACCTGACGCCACAAGACACAAGCGCAGCGGTTCTCGCAATCTTGAAAGATAGACACAAAGATTGACAGGGAACAATAACAAGCTATAGTCATGTTATGGCTTTTGAAGTTTACTGCATCACAAACAAAGAGACAGGCAAGCGCTACGTCGGCGTTACCGCAAACGGATACTTGAACCGTTTTGCCAATCATATTTGGCACTCTCGCAAACAAAAATCATCATGCCGAGCCTTGCATAGCGCAATGCGGAAATATGGGCATGATGCGTTTTGCGTGGATTTGCTGGATGTAGCAGATAGCTGGGCCGAAATGAACAAGCTGGAAATAGAATGGATAGCGAAGCTAGGGACTATTTCACCTAGTGGGTATAACCTTACGAATGGTGGCGATGCAGGGACGTTTAGTGATGAAACGCGCCGCATGATGTCTGATAGATTGAAGGGCAAGCCAATATCTGAAAAAACAAGATTGGCTGTAAAATCAAGCTGGGATGATCCGGAATCAAGAGCAAAGCGAATAACCTCAATACGAGAGGCGATGAACAAGCCTGAAGTAAGGGAGGCGACTGGGTTTCGCCAGCGCGGAAAACCAAAGTCTGACATGCACGTAAAGTCGCTGCGAAAAGCGCGAGCGAAACCTATTATATGTGTAGATACAGGGAAACTGTTTGCTGCAATTGTGGACGCAGTGCAGTGGGTTGCTGAAACGCAAAACAGGCCTACTGCAAACCATGCGAAGATTTTGCGCGCAGTTAAATCGGATGCATACACGGCATATGGTTATAGGTGGCGATATGCCGACACCTGAGCGCATAGCAGAGTGCCTATCAAGCTTAATGTCGTTCACAGAATATATGTTTGAGGCTAGGCGCGGTGTAAAGTTTTCTCGCAACATTCATCAAGACAAGCTTTGCGCCGCTCTTGAGAAAGTTGTGATGGGCAAGACTGCGCGACTAATTATTAATGTTCCACCAAGATCAGGTAAAACTGAAATTGCTGTGTTGAACTTTATAGCATGGGCAACTGGTCTGTTTCCTGAAAGTGAATGGATACATGCAAGCTATTCAAAACGGCTTGCCTCAAATAATGCTTATAATGTGCGTGAAATTATGCGCCACGAAGCATATCAAACGCTGTTCCCGTGGGTTAAGATACGGCCAGATAGCACGGCTAGAGATGAATTCAGAACCGAACAAGGCGGAATAATTTATGCGACAGGATCTGAGGGATCAATCACAGGCCGAGGTGCGGGTGGGATAGCCACGGGCTTTAAGGGTGCCATAGTGATAGATGATCCATTAAAGCCGGGGGAAGGAAATTCTGATACAATGCGTCAGAACGTCATCGACTGGTTCAGCACGACGATGGAAAGCCGCAAGAACACCGTCGACACGCCGATTATCGTTATCATGCAGCGCTTGCATGAGGAGGATTTGGCCGGATGGCTCTTGGCTGGTGGCAATGGTGAAAAGTGGGATCATGTCTGTATTCCGGCGCTAGATGCTGATGGCGCGTCATTCTGGCCTGATCAATTCCCCGTATCTGATCTGCGACGCAAGGAAGCCGCGAATAGCTACGTGTTCGCTGGCCAATACATGCAGCGCCCCGCACCTGTTGGCGGGGGCATATTCAAGGACCACTGGTGGCGCTATTACACCGCGCCGCCAGCGCTTGAATATCGGTGCATCTATGCTGACACCGCGCAAAAGACTGGGCAGGCAAATGACTACAGTGTTTTCCAACTATGGGGTAAAACCAAGGCGGGGCAGGTTTACGCGCTGGACCAGATCAGGGGAAAGTGGGAAGCGCCGGAACTGATGGTGCAAGCCCGCGCGTTCTGGGCCAAGCACAAGCAAGGGGCCGCGCCGCTTCGTTCAATGAAGGTCGAGGATAAGGTTTCCGGCACAGGGCTAATCCAGACGCTCAAGCGCGAAGGCATCCCAGTGCTGGCAATTCAGCGTGACCGCGACAAGATCACTCGCGCTTATGACGCAGCCCCGATGATCGAAAGCGGCAACGTATTCCTGCCGGAAGGTGCGGCTTGGCTGTCCGAGTTTCTAGGGGAGGCTTCCGGCTTCCCAAACGCCGCGCATGACGACCAGATCGATCCAATGATGGACGCCGTTACCGACATGCTTTCCACGCCAGCGGGGCAATTCTTCGTCCTGTAGCCTTTCACGCCGTTATGGTATAACATGCGGCAAACACATCTAGGAGCGCCGGATGGCTTGGCCCTTTCCCCGTAAGATCGAAGTTAAAGAGCATCCGACAGGCGCGGCTTTCTTTTCGCCGGGCGGGCCTGCATGGTCGCGGCAATCAAATCGCATCGCATATGTGGACGAGGGCTATCAGCTTAACGTGGTAGTATATCGCGCCGTGTGCGAGATCACCCGCGCCGTGTCTGATCTGGGATTGGAGGTGGCATCCGGCAGCGATCCTATCGACAATCACCCCGCGCTTGATCTGCTGGCGCGTCCAAACCCGACACAAGGGTGGGATGGGTTTATCACCGAGGCGTTTACAAACTACCTGCTGACGGGCGAGTTAGCGATTGCGCGTTATCCTGAGACGGGCCGCATTGCTGAGTTGTGGAACCTAAACCCGCTTTACATGCAGATCGAACCCGGTCGCGGTGACATTGCATCGGCCTATGTCTATGATCAGAACAACTCGAAAAAGA